GCGTCAATTAGACTAGGCAACCAAGCAGCGATGACTAAAGGTATTGAAATTTTAGGCGCTCCTCCAAAAGAAGAAAAAATATATCCACCTGAGATTAAACAAGTTGGAGATGAGTTTGTGACAATTTCTACCAATCCTGCTACTGTTGGAGCGGTTATAAATAGAACTTCTGCAAAAAGCGAGGCTGTTGTTGCACAAGAAAAAGAGGTAGAGCGTCAAACAAAGGCACAGTACACTCAAGACCTTGTTATAAAAAGAAACGCTTTAATAGAACAAGCAGCAGCTGTTCGTTTAGCTGTTAAAACCGTTGTAAAAGATTCTATTTTATCTCCTGAACAAAGCATGGCCCTTCAAAAACAAAGTCCAATTTACGGAGCTTTTATTGGAGGCTCTACTTATGCAAATTTAGAAAACGCTATCGCCCCTATAAAATCAGCGCAAGCTTTGACTGCAATAGCAGATTTAAAAGCAAAAAGCAGCACAGGAGCTACTGGACTAGGTGCAACAAACGCAATGGAGTTTTCGGCACTTCAAGACAACATTGCTAAATTAGACGCAGCTTTGCCAGACACAATTGAGCCTACTTTACAAGCAATAGAAAAAAACCTTAGTAATCTTTTAAAAATTAGCCAAGGGTTGGAACCAGATATTAACTGGGATGACCCAGCATACGCTCACATGGTAAGTGAAACATCAGACGGAAAGAGAGTTTATACTTACGATGGGTATACTTTCTATGAGGTTCCAGCAAACCCCCCAGCAACGGAGTAACACATGTCTGAAATTACAAACCCTAAAGAGCTGGAGTTTTTACAAGCTCAGTGGAAAAATAAAACTGTAAACAAAGCTAAGGCAAATAAAAGTGATGTTCCTGTAACAGACCCAGTAGAACTTTCTATACTGCGTGATTCTCCAACCGCTAAAGAAGACTGGTTAGAAGACGTTACAATGGGAAGCCGAGCTTTGCTGGATGGGTATTTTTGGGGGTGGTCTGACGAAGTAGCTGCTAGTATTTCAGCAGGTCTTTATCAAGCATTTCTACAGCCAGAAGAAAGCAACGTACAGCTTCCACAAGCTCTACAAAATAGAGAAGGGACTGTTACTGCAAAGCCTTCTTATAACGATGTCCGAAGAGAAATGCTAGGCCAGTTAGAAAGCGAAAGAGCTGCTTGGACTGAAGATAACTCAGGTTTAGGGTTAACATTAAATTTAATTGGTGGTTTTGGTTCTGGTTCTCAAGTGTATAACGCCGTTAAAACAGGTATAGCCGCTACTACTAAAGCTGCTGGGGCGGCTGCTATGTCTATTCCTAGAGTACAACAAGGCGTACAAGGTCTTCAACAAGCGCGTGTTCAAAGTGCTTTAGGAAGAGCAGCAACGACACCTGCCCCAGCTACTGCTTTTGAGGCTTCTATTGCTAGGGACATTGGCGGGAAAAATCTATTAGGTTTTGGAAGCACTCTCTTACCCAAAGTAGCCTCTGAGTTGCCAGCACTTGCCGCCACAGGTGCGATAGCTGCCGCTGGTTTTGCACCACAAGGTGAGGATTTAACCGAAGCTGCTACAACAGGAGCTGTTGTCAGTATGCTTATAGGCGCTCCCGTAACAGCTCTTGTTAGCTACGTAGCCAATGGCGCAACAACAAACAGAATTGCTCAGGAACTTGGCAAAGGTCGTGATTTTATTCCGATTGGTATGGCTGCTTTAAAAAACTCAGTAGATAAGGTGGAAAAAGCTCTTGAATACGGCTATAACAAAATTGTAAGACATGCTTTTGGCGCTGATAGTTTAATTGCTCAACAACAAAAAAGATGGACAACACTTGCCGATCAAGAGCTTGCTAACACAGAGAAAACTATTGCTTCTGCTATTAAAGACGCTGATAGTCGTTTGGCAGCTACTACTAAACAAGCTGAGGCTGTTAGACTAAGGGAAACGGAAGCCGCACTTGAAGCGCAGAATTTAACTGCTGCGGAAAGAAAAATAGCATCTAAGGAAATAGCGGATAACCTTAAACTAAACGCTGTCGCTGATGCTGACGCTGCCACAAACGCAGCTGAAGCAGCTCTAAGAGTACAGGCGCATAAAAATTCTATGCCTAGTGGAGCAACCAAAGAAGAAATAGATTTAATTTTTAGTCTTCCTAATTTACACGAAAGACAAAAATCAATCAATGCCTTGTGGAATAAATACGGTTTTGAAATGCTTAAAGGAAAAGAGTTTACTGTCAACCCTCAAGAAGTAGCTGTAAAACTCAGGACTGCTTTAGGCGACGAAGCTGAACTTCTAGCAGGACTCTCTGGGAGCAAGCCTGTCAACGCTGCTGGCGTTATTGAAGAATATCTACAATCATATGTTAAAAATGGAAATGTAATTAACGGAGACACTTTAAACAAGCTTAGGACAACTGTAGCACAGATGGCCAACAAACTTGGCACAGAAGGCGCAGACGCTAGTAATAGAATAGTATTGAAGAAGTTAGTTTCAATATTAGACGATATAACTTTTCCGCAATTAAGCGCTAGTGAGCAAGCGGCTTTTTTAGCGCAAAAAGAGCAATGGGGTCAGAATATTATAGTCAGGGATGCTATCACAAAAGCCACTAAAAAGAATGGTTCTTTTACTCCTGAAGATTATTTAGGCTCTGTGTTGTCTAATAACAAGAAAGCAGCTCAAGAAGGTACTGGTTTTTTGCAAAAAGAAGCAAACACTATTATTAGACAAACTGAACAATCTAACAAGGCTATTCAAAAACTAGCAACAGAGCAGGTAACAAAGCAGTCAAGAGAGGCGGCTAGAGCTGCTGCTGCTGCTTTGTCACAATCTCAAAAAAGAATAGAGAATTTAAAAGGTCAAGCTAATTCTAAAATTCTTAATGCGGAGAATAAAGCAGAGGCTCTTAAAAAACTAGAAGTAGAGAACATTCGCTTAAACAGCCTTAAAGAAACTGTAAAAGGTTATCAACAAATAGCGGCTAAAACAGATGCTTCTCCTTTCTTTAAACTTTTTGCAAACGCCCTTCTTGGTTTTGGAAACCCAATACAAGGCATCGCAGTTGGTGCTACTATTTCAACGCAGGGAGTGCAGAGACTTCTAGCTGGTCAACAGCAGTGGCAAAAAACATTAAACGCTGTGTTACAAAAATCAGATCAACCGATTTCAAAAGGAGTCCAGACTCTTATTAGGGGAGAAATGTCAACTGGACAGAGAGATACTAGCATGGATGCTCCTGCTCTTAACACTTTAAACTCTGCAACACTAAAGCAACAACTACAGGCTTACGATAAGCTAGAAAAAGCGGGTAAGCTTGACGAGCTACGTGTACGTAATCCTAGAGTTTATGAGACTTTAATAAGAGCCAACAAAAGCAGGTAAACAAAAAAGCCCTATAGAACACTCTATAGGGCTTTTGTTTCATATAATGTACAATGTTAATTATAAGCTACACTATCTCACAAGCTCCACCAACACACGCCAACTCTTGAGACCCTGTTGTATTATCTTCTTCTTCAAAGTACTTCAGGTCTTCCCAGTCAATATCTACAGGCATAGCCGCTAGTAGTTCCTTGTACTTCTCAGCAGTGATGTCTTCATACGGAGCTTGCTGATAAATATGATCACTCACTGGCAACAAGCTAATACCACTACAGATGTCAAAGTTCTCCCATATCCACTGTGCTACTTGCAAGAACTCGCTGTCCGTATAGTACACAGTAATACTTGGCTTATGTTCACACCAGAAGTTCTGATAGTCCTTCCATAGCTGTAGCTGCTGCATAGCGCCTACTTGCTTAACTGTTGTACCGCCCTTCGGTGCTTTAACAGGGAAGCCAAACACTAGAGACGCTTCACTCATCACATCTTGTTCTACTGGGAAACCCTTTGCTGACATAAACGCTGCAAGAGGGTCTTTCTTGTCTGAACGAACCCTGCGAATGTAATGCTCAGAAAAGCGAGGGTGAATGCCAGAAGCAGAATCGACAAGCTGAGAAACAGTACCGCTTGGCTTAACGCATGTAATAGCAGCAGACTGATTGATGCCAAGTTTAACAGCCCACTTCTTGTTAGTTGCCACAGCAACATCTCGTATCTCCTCCAACCACTTAGACAAGTCTGGAGAGCTTTTACCTAATAGATAATGATCCATAATACCTGTCATGCTAACGCCCAGCAGAGCTTCTTCTTCTGTGTTCTTCTTCCAGCAGCTACGCAGGTAACGGAAGTCTGTCAGAGTGGCTTGTAACGTGCCTATGATCGCTGCTACTTCTGCCTTAGCCTTCAGTGTGTCCAGCGTGTCTTCTGCGCGTACAACGATCTCTGAGAGGTTACAGAACTGGTTAGAGCGCAGGATGATCTCAGAGCATGGGTTAGTGCCAAAGTCTTGATCAGCGTCTCTACGTCCATTACGGGCTGCAATGTTCTTAGCTGCTATGCGGCTGAAGATACCACGCTCACCTGCTTTGCTTTCGTACATGCTCTGCATCTCTGACAAGAACGATTCAAAGTCTGGCTTCTCTGTGTAGGCTACAGAGTTGTTAGCAAGTCTACGCTGCCCTTCTGTGTCCCACCAGTTGCCATATTTGGCCTTCGCCATGCGCGGGTCTGACAAGTTAGACAAGCTAATCAATGCTGATCTACGCACACCACCGACCACTACAATGTCCGCTATTTTACAGCAGATGTCATGACACTCGATGCTCGTGAGCTTACGTCCTGCGGACTTCTGGAACATACCAACACAGAAATTGAACAGATCAATCAGCGGATCAGGGCCGCTTGCGCGTCCACCAAAAGTCTTCAGTCGAGCGCCAGCAGGTCTAATCTTGTGCATATCCCACTTAGGGATTTTACCAGCATACAACAGGCTGATTAGTTCACGGAACGCTGAAGCCCAGCCAATCTTGCTGTCGCTTACGACAATGACGCTGTCTGTTGGGTGGAATGTCTCAGCCACTACAGGGAGCTTGTTAATGAAGTTACGCTCTACGCTGAAGCCTACGCCTGTACCGCACATAAGAACGTACATAAGCTCGTCAAAGCTACGCGGTGAGTCAATATGTAAATAACTACAATTGAAGCCTGCTACGTTGTCTTTAGCTAGTGCTGGCCCTGCTGTCATCATACAGCGCATAGACGGCATAACATCTAAGTTGTGGATAGCGTTAAAAAGCTTTAGGGCTGTCTTGTCGTCTAGCTGCCCACGATCAACCCAGAAGTTTACATAGCGATTAACTGTTTCGTCCCAGCGCTCACGGCGTTTCTCTTCTGGCAGCCAACGTGCGTAGCGACTCTTGTGTATAAACTGTTGATACTGATCCATTATTATGCTCCTGTTCCGTTACATTTAACACATATAGCTGTGTCTTTATGAGGTACTTCACTATCTGAGTCAAAGCCCTCTAGGCCCGAACCTGAACAACTAGCACAGCCTGTTATTAAATCTCCGTTTTCGTCTAAAAAACTCCAATCTGTGGGCATTAGCTATTCTCCTCTATAACCATCTCTGTCAATTTCTGTAAGTACCAACCAGCTTTCTTTAAGTCTTCTACCTGCTTGCCTTTGTAGTCATAGCGCCACAGGTACTTCATGCAGTTGCCTTTGAGATAGCCTTTGAATGCAATACTGGACATGGACTCCTCTATTGCATCAATACACTCTATGTTTCCTGTGTTGTAATGACGCGGTGCTGTCACCATGTCTTCAGCTTCTTTCTCTGCTTCTGCTGCGTAGCTATTTAGTGCGTTTGTTAGCAAGTTGTTCTCAATAGGCGAATGCTTCTTGCGTAGTGCGTCCCACATTTCTGGTGTTGTTGAGTTAATGCTCATCTTCAAAATCCTCTACTAATTCATAAAAATTATCGTTTATTCTATCTGAAAAAGCTGCAACTATTTCCTTAGATGTTAGCTCCAGTATCTCTACTAACGTAATCTCGTCCAACTGTTCCATTCTATCTAGCAGCTCATAATAAGTCAATGACATTGCTAATCTCCGTAGCGTTGTTGCAGATAGTTTATACTAACTGGTAACTCGTCACAACCTCCGTTGGCTACTTCATTCAACATCCAGATACCTGCCCAGCTTCCGTTGGTCTGTGGTGTCAAGTAGTCTTCGTCGTGTCTGTAGTAGATGCCAGCAAACAAACCAAGCATGTTAGTGCCGTCTGCTTTGCGTCCGTAGGCTATGTCTCTATCTTGGACGTGTCCCATAATGCAGCTCATGTACTTCTTAGTTAACATCAGCTTGGCGCTGCTGACAGGTCTGCCCATGACACCGCTGGTGAAGTAGTGGCAATAGGCTATGCCGTCAATAACCACTGGCTGTAGAAACGGTATAACTTCCCAGCCCATCTCTTCAAGCTTCAGGTCTTCAAACTTCAACAGACCGTCTAGCTTTGGGTCAGACTCTACAGCGCGTGTGATGCGGTTCTCGTGGTTGCCTAGTGTAAACACCATACGAGGGTTCCACTGTTTCCACTTGTTATGCTTCAGTCGTGCCTGCTCAGTTCGTATAGGCTCTAAAAAGGCTTCCATGCCTGCTATACCTGCTTCGATGTCTTTGATGTAACGTCTACCTTCAAAGCTTTTCTTGCCTACGTCATAACTGCTGAGGCTAGGCATGTCCCAATGATCGCCAATGTGAATAATAACTTCTGGCTTCTTCTCTGCTGCGTACTGACCAGCCCAGCGAAGATGATCGACAGACTGGTCTGGCTTTACTTGTGTGTCTGGTATCAATAAATGTTTAGTCATTGTATATACCTTCTACTAGATACCAAGTGACGCATGTTCTATTACATGAAGTACAAAGACGAGGCTCACCTTGTTTAGCAAGACCTAGGTTTTTTAAGTCAGGAAGTCTCCTGCTAAAACGTGCGCGTTCTTCGTGTTTGTCTCCATCTACCAGCGCAGCTAACTCTCTGCTTGTGAGTCCTTCGTTCTGTGACAGCACATTATATACAAAAGAGCGCTGTGTATCTAAAGCGCCAGACTCTAACAGCTGACGTGCCGCTAGTCTGCTAGTGACTGGGTCTGAGTTTCTTGATAGCATGTCTAATTGTTGCATTTCTTTTTCCTTCTTAGTCGTTCTGCCGCTGTTTTGTCAGCATGGCATTTGTAACACAGCACTTGATAACCATCTATCTCTAAGAACATCCTGTTGATGTAAGTGTTCCAGTCAACAAAGCCTACTACTGGATCAACTACAGGGTTTATATGGTCTACTGCTGCGTTGTTTCGTTTGCGCTTATTTCCTTCAAGTGGTGGCAATGTAGCTGGCCCTAGCTTGGCGCAAGAGGCGCATTTGTACACACCTCTGCTGACCCAAGCCTTCTTCTTAGCATCGTGCTTAACGCCCCACTTACCATGAGCGCC